AAAAGATGACCGTAGTTGCCAATGCAACATTTAATCTTGACCTCTCGGAGATGGTCGAAGAAGCGTTTGAGCGCTGTGGCTCAGAGCTTCGTTCTGGTTATGATTTGCGTACAGCCCGTCGTTCTTTGAATCTATTGTTTGCCGATTGGGCAAACCGTGGTATTAATTTATGGACGATTGAGCAAGGACAGATCCCGCTGGTACAGGGTACAAACACCTATGACTTACCGCTTGATACTGTAGACTTGATTGAGCACGTTATTCGTACGAACCCTGGGGTGCAGAACACTCAGGCAGACCTGACAATCTCACGCATCTCGGTATCTACATACGCAACAATTCCCAACAAGTTGCAGCAAGCTCGCCCTATTCAAGTATGGGTAAATCGTCAGTCTGGTGCTACGTACGCAGGCACAAGCAGTTCTACGCCACCAGCAGGCGTTAATTACCCTAAGATTGTTGTTTGGCCTACCCCAGACCAAGGCACTGCCCTAGACCCGTACTATACGTTTGTGTACTGGCGGTTGCGTAGAATCCATGATGCGGGTGATGGCGTCAATACTATGGACATCCCATTTCGTTTTTTGCCCTGTTTGATTGCCGGTCTGGCTTATTACTTGGCGTTGAAGATTCCGGGTGCGGACGTACGTCTGCCGATCCTAAAACAGCAGTATGACGAGGCTTGGGAGTTTGCGGCTACAGAAGACAGAGATAAGTCGCCTGATCGCTTTGTACCACGCCGGATGTATATTACCTAGAGCTAGCCATGCCAAACACCTTTGCATCTGGTAAACGGGCTATATCGCAGTGCGACCGCTGTAACTTCAGGTTTCAGTTAAAAGAGTTGCGCATTGAGATTATCAAGACCAAGCCATACCAGTTGTACGTTTGCAAGGCGTGCTGGGATCCTGACCATCCTCAATTGCAGTTGGGTATGTACCCTGTTGAAGATCCGCAAGCATTACGGCATCCAAGACCGGATAATACGTACTATCAGGGTGGATATACGGGCTTGCAGTTAAATCAAAATGCAGGTTCAACGCTTAATGGGTTTGGAGACCCTACAGGCGGTAGCAGAGTGTTTCAATGGGGTTGGGCACCCGTGGGCGGAGCAAGCGGTTTTGATACCCCATTAACGCCAAATTACTTGCTTTCACAAGGGCAAGTGGGTAATGTAACGGTAACGACAACATAGGAGAAAGACATGTTTAAAAAAGGCGCAGACGGTGTTACTAAAAAAGGTAAGACTGAAGGTAAAAATTTAGGTGATTCAGGTCCAAGCGTAGGCATTCAAGCTGGCGCTAAGGGCGGCAAGGGCAAGATGAGCGGTGGTAAAACCAACGAGCAAATGCTAAAAATGGGTCGCAATATGGCTAAAATAGCTAACCAAGGAATGATGCGCAAAAGCGCAGGAAGAGGTCGATAATGGCTAAGTACAGCATGAAACGTGATGGTAAAGAGGTTGGTCCAGCGTCTGTGTATGCTGAGCCACATACTATGTCAGGCAAAAAAGTAACTGTTGCTGGTGCTATTAAAGATACATCTGGTGCGCAAGTTATGGATGAGCTCGACATTTCTGTGGGTAAGCTGAGCAAAAACCTTGGTAAAGGCGTAAAGACATCGGGTATTGAGACTCGTGGTAACGGAGCTGCTACTAAAGGGCGTATTGCTAGAGGACCAATGGCTTGAACTACGTTCAGTTATACCAAGCCGTTCAGGATTATGCGGAGTCTAGCGAACAACTGTTCGTAGACAATATATCTACTTTTGTCCGTCAGGCAGAAGAGCGGGTATACAACACAGTCCAGCTACCATCGTTACGTAAAAACGTGACGGGTACGCTTACGGCTAGTAATAAGTATTTAAGTTGCCCCAATGATTACCTGTCTACGTTTTCAATGGCAGTTATTGAAGACTATGGTACAGCTAACGAGAACTACACATACTTGCTCAACAAAGATGTTAACTTTATCCGTGAGGCGTACCCAAACCCAACATCTACGGGCGTGCCTAAGTATTATGCTTTGTTTGGTTCTCAGTACGTAAATACCAACGAACTGTCTTTTATCCTAGGACCTACCCCAGACGCTAGCTATAACGTCGAGCTTCACTATTATTACTACCCCACATCCATTGTGCAGGGTGCTATTTCTGCTGGCACTATCTCAGCAGGATCTGGATACATCAACAACTTGTACAGTAACGTGCCCATTACAGGCGGTTCTGGAGCAGGTGCAACGGCTAATATTACGGTGGCTGGTAACGTAGTTACGAATGTACGCTTTAACAACCTTGGTAACTTTTATGTGGTTGGCGACGTTGTTTCAGCCTCTACAGCGAACCTTGGCGGTACTGGTTCTGGCTTTACCTTTACGATTACTGCGGTTGATAACACCCTTGGTACAAGCTGGCTTGGCGATAACTACGACCCCTGCTTGTTATATGGTTCGTTACGTGAAGCTGTTATATTCCAAAAAGGCGAGCAAGACATGGTTACTTATTACGAAAAGCAATTTCAAGATGCCATGGCACAGCTTAACCGTCTTGGTACAGGTCTTGAGCGTGGCGATGCTTACCGTGATGGGCAAGCTAAGATTAAGGTTAACCCATAATGCCAATATCACAGGGTTTATGTACCGTTTTCAAAAAGAACTGCTTAAGCGGTTTAGAGAACTTTGCTGCTGGCACACCGTATACATATAAGATTGCGCTTTATACCTCTTTTGCAAACCTAGACTACACAACGTTGGTTTATACAACGACTAACGAAATAAGTAGTACAGGAGGGTATACCGCTGGGGGTAATACGCTAACTCGAATTGTTCCAGCCACTGAGGATCAAGTAGCTTACGTATCGTTTCAAAACACTACTTGGAGCCCCGCTAGCTTTACTGCTAGAGGTGCCTTGATCTACAATAGCACTACGAATGCGGCAGTTGCGGTACTAGATTTTGGATCAGATAAAACGGCTACAAATACGTTTACTGTAACTTTCCCAACGGCGAACGCAACAAACGCCATTATTAGATTGACTTAAGGAGCATTTATGAGTTCAGAATTAACAAAATTAGGTGATAGCTTCGGAGCTAGTGCTTCCTATGGCGGCGGTTCTGTAGAAGCTGTAGGCTTAGAAGGTGTTTATTTAGCAGAGTGTTTTGATTCTGAGGGAAACCTTAAATGGAGCGACACCATCCCCAACTTGACTACCAACGTAGGTCGTAAAAACTTAATGGACTCTTACTTTGGCAACACAGGTGGTGGCGCTATTGTTATGGGTTTAGGAGGCGCTAATGGTTCTAGTACGTTTACTCCTGCTTATGGTGATACTCAAGCTAGCCATGCTGGTTGGTTTGAAGTTGGTGGTGCAAATGCCCCAACCTACTCTGGCACACGCAAAACTCCATCTTTCTCAGCGGCTACAACTGCAAACCCTTCCGTTTTGTCAACGAGTTCCGCTGTCGTGTTTAGCATGACTAGTTCTGGCACGGTTTACGGTGCGTTCATTAACGTGGGTGGGTCTACAGCGATTGATAACACCACAGGCACTTTGTTTAGTATCGGTGCATTTACGGCTGGTTCTAAGACTGTAACTTCTGGTGACACAATCAACGTAACATATACACTCAGCGCTGCTGGCTAAGGAGCTTTAAATGGCTCTCCAGTTAAAAGACAGAGTACTAGAAACTGCCAGTGCACCTGGCACGGGGACAGTCACTCTTCTTGGTGCTTCGCTTGGGTATCAGTCGTTTAATACTGCTTTAACTAGCGGGAATACGACTTATTACGCCATTGCTGATCTAGGCGGCGCTAACTGGGAAGTTGGTATTGGTACGTTTACTTCGCCAAATCAATTAGCTCGTAATACTATTTTAGAGTCTAGCGGTGGTGGTTCTATCGTTAACTTTAGTTCTGGCACACAGAACGTATTTATTACTTACCCCGCTGAAAAGTCGATAAACCTTGATGCGTCTGATAACGTGTCCCCGCTTGGGACTATTGCTTCAGGAACTTGGAACGCTACTGCGATTGGTGCTGTTTACGGCGGTACTGGGATTACTAGTTATGCAGTGGGCGAAATGTTGTTTGCAAATACCACAACATCGCTTGATAAACTGCCAATTGGTGCTAATGGCTACATCCTTACTTCAACCGGTACAGCGCCAAGTTGGGCAGCAAACACGGCAGCAACGGCGGACGATGCGTACTTTTTATCATTTATGATGGGTTAATATGCCAACTTATTCAAACAATTCATACGCAGTAAAAAACGTCAGCACGTCTGGCTCAACTGCTATATCAAGCATCGCTTCTGGTACTGTTGCGGTATCAAGCCTTATTTTGGCAAACACAGGTACAAGCCCAATTACTGTTAGTGCATACATAACAAGATCTTCTGTTAATTACTACCTTGTCTATGTAGCTACTGTTCCTGTTGGCGGCTCGCTTGAGGTGATTCAAGGCAACCGTGTTGTGCTAAAGGCTAGTGATTCTTTAACTGTTGTTTCTGGTACAGCCACTTCTTGTGACTGCTGGATTTCTGCTTTGACTGCGACCTAACATGGCTTTTATAGGAAATACAGTTCAGAACCAAGGGTTTACACCCGCTATTGATTACTTCAATGGTAATGGCGTTACTGTAACGTTTACTTTATCTCGCCCTATTGCTTCTGTAGCGCAGGTGATTGTTGCGGTAGATAACGTCATCCAAAACCCAAGCTCTGCTTTTAACGTAGTTGGCAACTCAATTACCTTCACAAGTGCGCCACTGTCTGGCACAAACAACATCTGGGTTGAGTACACCAGTCTGATTACGACTTACCAAGGCATATCCCAAGACCCAACCGTTATTGGTGACATCCGAGCTACTGGCGGTTATTTAGCCGAGGGCGACTTTGGTAACTCATTTATTGACGGTAATCTTATTGACTACGTTACAGGTGCTGGTCGTCTTACTGTGGGTGAACTAGATGACTTAGTTTTCTATCACGGCGGTACGTCTGCTCGCTCTGAGATGATGCGGTTGTCTTATGCGGGTAATTCGACCCTTGCTGGTAATTTAAGTGTTAGTGGAGAAGTGTTAATAGGTACGACTGCATTACCTTCTGCTGCCGGTGCTTTATTAACTGTGAGTGGTGCGTCTGCCGCATATACGCAATACAACAAAGAAACAAATGGCGGTGGGGTTGTTGGCTCTGAAGGAACGGGGCTTGTTTTTTATACATACACAGGAAATATTGGTTCTGAAACATACACAGAGCGTATGCGTATTGACTCTAGTGGTCGTGCGACGGTGCCGGCACAACCTTCATTTAGAGTGGGAAGAAACGCAGGAGATGTCTCAGCTAATAACACTATAGTTTTTAACCTTGTAGCACATAACATAGGTTCAAAC